CAAGTACCGGGTACCCCTTGTCGTCAGCCTGAATTACTTTTCCTTGCGCCTGCCCCTTCATTAGCGTCGCGTGTTTTTGGCGGGTAATTTCGACCGCATCACCTGGGATTCCGGCAGCGTGAATTTCTGGGTCGTAAAAACTGCCTGTCGATTTTGAATAAAGCATGGTGTCGGTTTCCTTTTAATATCCGATTGCGAACCAGTAGAAGCGCATAACTGCCGCGCCGTCCGCGTTGTTGCTTCCGTAAACAAGAAAGTTGGTCGCGCTAATTCCGCCAACGCCGAAAATGTCCGACGCGGTTACTGATTCGCTTATGCCGGTAACGCTCACGTTAAAGCAACCGTTCGGGAATGCGATCGGGAAACTTTGATAGACGGCGCCAGACGAGCCTGCCGTATAACTTCCCCACTGAATTATCAGACCGCTTGGTAATTTCTGGTAACCGCTGGCGCCGAATGTTTTTGCAAAACTCGCAAGCGCACCAAGCGTAATTGCTCCGGTCACTCCATCGACGGATGCCACAGCATTAACCTGCGCACCTGCGGCGATTCCATCCAGTTTTGCTTTGTCAGCTGCCGACATAACACCAGGACTGGAAGTTGTAGCAGCTGCAACGCTGATCACTGGCGTGCTTCCGCCAGTTGAAACGATCGGCGCGCTGCCCGTCACAGAGGTAACGGTTCCAGCGTTTGCTGTTGCGCCAGCCGAAACGCCGTCCAACTTTGCCTTGTCGGCTGCCGACATAAAGCCCGCGACCGCAGTAGTCGCAACGCCGTGGGCCGCGCCCGTTGCGCCGACGTGGGCAATCGGTGCAGCATCGCTGGCAATTTCTGCGTTTACGAATGCCGTGGTTGCGATCTGTGTTGTGTTTGTATTAGCCGCAGCCGTCGGTGCGGTTGGCGTTCCAGTCAAAGCCGGACTGGCTAAAGGCGCGCGACTTGATTCAAGTGCATCAACGTGATCTTTTAGATATTTCGTGCGATTGGCCAGGTTCTTCAGTGGCGCATTCGAAACGCCAGACGGCCCGCCAATTACGGGGTCAGTTAATTCAATCTGGTAAACGCCAGCGTCAAAGGTGGAACTTTCGGGAAGGTTTGCCATGCTTTATGCCACTCCGTGGTTGTATGCGCCGTTGTACTTAACGACGTCGTTGTAAAGGTTCGCCGCTTCCGTGAAGATCATTTCGATCAGGTGGCAGCGGGCCGGTGCGGTGGTTTCTAAAATCCGCCGCACTTGTTCTGCTTGGTCATTGCTGATTGGGCGCGTAAGAATGAACCGATAGCGCGCCCATTCGGCTGGGTCGCCGTATGTTTTCAGACCGTTTTGCGTAAACGCGCCGTTGTAAAAATTATTTGAATTGCCTTCGATTAACTGCGAATCACCATACCCGGCGGCGGCAATCGCGCGCTTAATCGACCACACGCTGCCTTTGCGGCGCTGAACACTTACCGCATTACCAATTGTTGCGCGCTTCGCGTCATCCGACCAGTTAACGTCCCATTCATCCACGCCAAATGCCCAGGCAAGCCATGGCAACAAATCAGGCGGGCACGTTTTAGGATTCCAAACATCGCGCAGCGGCGTTGGAACTTCACCGATCCTTGCGGTGGCCGCATCCAGCGCGATCTCTTGCGCAGTTGCGTTAGGTGGTAACAGGTGATCAGGCACCAGCGCCCCCGATAACTACTGTCACAGCGGTACAGTTTGGCGCCTTGTTCCATGCGTTCACAATGTCGGCAGCTGGTGCGGAAATGGTCACGTTTTGAACGCCTGGTTGGTGTAGCGCGGCAAAAATTCCCGACCGTGTAATGTCGCGGCCAAGGCGGTGTTGCTCTATTGCGTATGCCTGTGCTGCAGCTGTTGCAGCCGCCAGGACTTCCGCCTGGCCCGTGCCGGGAAATACGGTCAGCGACGCCGTGATGACGTAATCCACAATGACGGCGGACGTGACTGCAACGGTATCGCAAAGCGGACGCACCACTTCGGCGTTTAATGCTTCCGTTACCGCGGCAAGCGTTCCCGTTGGCGCAGCGCCTGTTCCGGTGCGGGATAGCACGGCCACGTTGACCGTGCCTGGTGTTAGGCTTTCAACCGCTACGTCTTTGCAATCGCCGCTGGCGCTTAATGCGTGGAAAACATAACTGCCGCGGCTGCCCGCGGTGGTGTAGCCTTCCAGCGACAAAATGATCCGCGTGCGGAATTCGTCGTCCGATTCGTAAACGGCCGCCGTGGGCGGAATCGTGGTGTCGTCTGCCGGCGTTACCAATAGCCGCGCCACGTCATAGTTGGCGGCAATCTGGTCTAGATCGGCGCCGGTTGCATATGCGACCATAACCGCTTTGGCTGCGTCATTCACGCGCTGGCGAATCAGCAATTCGCGGTAGGCGGCTACTTCCAAAATCTTGTAGGCTGGGTCTGATTCGACCAGGGCGGTAAATGCAGAATCGCGGGCGCGAAGGTCTGCCAACATCGCCGCAAAGATGCTCTCAAAATCCAAGGCTTCCACCACGTTCGGTGGTGCCAGCTGGGATAGGTCGACTTTGGTGTATGCGCTGGCCATTATTTAACTTCGATTCCGTCAAGTGTTACAACGCGCCCGTCGGGCAAGTATTCGCCGGTCATGTCAAGAACAACCACACCAGGCGCGGCGCTTGCCGCGACCACTGATTGCAGTTTGAAACGCGGCTCCCACTTTGCGATTGCTTCCGCGGTTGCTGCGTAAATATCCAACAGCGTCGAACGGTTCATAGGTGCATCGATCAACGAAAAAAGGCGGCTGCCATAGTCGCGCCGCATCACACGGGTGCCGATCGGCGTCGTGAGAATGTCGCGGATGCTTTGCCGCAAATGATCGATACCCGCCAGCGTTTTGCCGGTGGTTGCCTGAATTCCGTCCATGCATGGCATGTTGCCCAGCAATGGGCCGGGGTTCCTCTGGCGGTTTTTCCTTTGGGGTTAGGTCGGCGCGCCGGTGGTTCCGCCTTGCGGGTCGGTGTGCGTATGCGTGCTGCCAATGTTTTTGCCGTTGTGCGTGAGCGAGGCGCCTGTAAAGTTCACAGGGCCGGCGATCGTGGCCGCGGCGCCGCTTCCGGCGGAACCATTGATGCCGTTCAAATAGGTAAGCAACCCTTCGACGGTCAGCTTTCCCTTGCACGTGGTCTGCGGGGTGTTCAGCGTGACGCTGGTTTCAGCGTTGATCGTTGCCTCTTTGCAGTTCACGATCACCTTGGCAGCGCCGGCAACCGTAATGTTTAGCGTATTGCTGGCGCTGTTGTAATCCACCGTCGTGCCATCCGGGAAAACTACATGCTCGGCGTCTTTTGTGTTGGCTGGCGCTGGGTAGCTGTCCTGATAGATCGCCGGCAGCACAATAGCCTGCGACGGGTCGCCATACGGCGCTAGAACCATCACCTGTTCGCCAGGACGTGGCGCGCTCCACGTGCGCGTAGCGCCAGCGCGGGCCGTTATCCATGGCAGCCAATCCGTGGTCAGCCCAGCGGCCTTTACTTTCACGCGGGCGTTGGCTTCGTCCAGTTCGGAAACCGCCCCCACCCGGATCATGTTGGCCAGGATTCGTTCAGTTTCAGATTGTGCCCAGGCGTCGCTCATGGTGCATTACCTTCCGGGTCTGTGTAATCGTTTGCGTGCCCTGCCCCAATTTCAGGCGACCAGCTGAAAAACGGCGTCGGGACTTCCCCGTCGTCTTTCCAAATCGTGTCGCCCAGGTGGATCACTTGTTGCCATTCCACACGCCAGCATTCGAACTGATCAAGCTCTGGGTCGAAGTCGTCCTGGTAGCAGCCGATCACGTCGGCCGGGCCAATAGGACACCCCCACCGATTCAGACGTGCAAAAGCTGCAAAGGCTGCAGCCAGCTTGCGGACTTCCAGCTTCGGATTGTTTGCGCCTTGGCGAAAGCCGATAACAAACCGGGCCTCAAAGCGGGCGTTCACTGCCAGTTGTTCGGTGCCTGGGTCGATCTCCATTGCGCCGTCCAGTTCGGTCAATTCAACCAGGCAAGCCGGCACGGGCAGGTTCTTACGATCAAGCCGGTAGGCTTCCACCGTTTTCAGGGTTGAAAATTGCGCTTTGATCGCGGCCACGATGCCTTCGTGTACCGCTTCCAGCGTTGTTACTGTGTTTGCGTTCGCCATTGCAGTTCATGCTCGAAGGTTTGAAAGAAACGGGCCTCGAATTCGGCGGCGCCCACTAGCTGATCCTCAATATAGGTGCTGGCCTTGTCCTCGATTTCCGCGCGTTGTTTGTCAATCGGCAGCCGTCCTTTGCCGCGGCGTTTGAACACCTGGCGGTTGCCGTTCGATCCTTTTGCGATAAAGCCGGATTGCACAAAGCGACCGCCGGATGCCTTGACGCCGGTTTTGTTTTGTTTGGCTTGCAGATACACCAGGGCGATCGGATCAAGGCCGTACCAGACCGTGATTTCAGAACCGCCCGCGCGTCGCTGCAGCCGAAACGACTTCAAACGGCGCCGGATCACTTTCTGTTGAATGGCCAGCGCGGTCGATAACCCTTTGACCGACTTGCTGCGCAACCAGCCGGCCATTTTCACCAGCGTGCTGTTTAGCGCCTTGTTTACCTGGGCGTCTGTTGCTGCCAGATCAAGGGCTACCCCTTTCAGGCTTTCGGCGTCGATCTGAAGGTTTACCAGGGCCATGAATTAGCGCGCCTGTATTGCCAAATCCAGCAGCGCCATTCCGGTACCGTCCGGCTGCGGGCTGGACAGAACGTCATAGGTGCGGCCGTTAATGTCCACCAGGTCGCCGCGCAACACGCCGATCACGTCCGCCTCTTTGCAGGTGAAACGTGGTCGGGTGGTGTCGCTTTCGTACTCTCCCAGCTGGGCGTTCAGATACGGGTCGTCGAAGATGCCTGGCACCACGCGGGCGCCCCCATCTTGCAAACGAACGGTGGCCTTGACCGCGAATTCATCCACGGCCAGGAAGGCGCCCAAATCATCCCATGCAGGGGTTGGCATTACTTGCCCTTTTTAGATTGCTTGGCGGGCTTCGTAGCGTCAGCGGCTGGTGTTTCCTCTGTGTCCGTTGCGGCTGCGTCGGCTTGTTCGCCTTGCTGTTCCGCTTCGTCGCCGGTTTGTTCCGTTTCGTCGCCGGTTTGTTCCGTTTCGTCGCCGGTTTGTTCCGTTTCGTCGCCGGTTTGCTCCGGTTCCTGGTGTTCTTGTTCCGGTGCGTCGTGTGCAGTGGCCAGGGATGCCTTGCCGCGTTGCAGAAGGTCTTTTGCTTCGGCTTCGCTCACTTCGACGATTTCACCGACAGTTGCTATGTGGCCGCCAACCAAAAAGGCCGACGACACTTTCAAAAATACGGACTTGCTCATTGCTGTTTCTCCTTGGAAAAAAGGGCCACCACGTGTGGCGGCCCCCTTGTTAGGCTTCTAACCGTTAGGCTGGCTTGCGACCAACACAGAACGATTGGGTGCGGCGCAGGGCGTAATCCACGTCCTGGAACACCACCACGCGCAGACGGCCCTTCTTGCTGTTCGAATATGGATCGACCAACAATTCAAGACCGCCCCACATTGCGACCAACAGGTCGGCAAAGTTGCCCATGAACACATCGCCAGTAGCGACTTGGTTCGTGATTTCTGTGCGGTAGCCGTTGACGGTGTTGCCTGGCTCCCAAATCGTGCCACCTTGAGCGATAGCAGCGTTCGGGAACTTGAGCGAAGTCTTGCCGTGACCACGGAAGGCAGCATTGCCAACGTAAGCCATGCTCGACACGTCCGCGTTGTCCAAAGCGATCTGCGTTTCCATGCCAACCAATTCGGCATAGGTAGGCTGAACGCCAGCGAACGACACGGCGTTGATGCCGGTGTGGTTTGCAATACCAAGCGGCTGGTGGTCAGTGCCGGAACCGTAATAGCCGGCCTTGTCCATCGTGAGCGCGAGGGCTTTTGCCAAATCGGCACGAACCAAGGCTTCAACGTCAAGGCTGGACTGAACCATCAGGCGGCGCGTGATTTCGCTATAAGCGGCCACGGTTTTCGCTGTCAGGTTGATCTGGCCAAGTTCAAGGTTCTGCTCGGTCGCGTCGCCATCCTCGCCAACCCAATAGCCCTGGGCAGCTGCCACTTGCTTTGGAATGTCGATGTTGCCAACCAGGCCGCCCATTACGGTGCCAAGCTGCATGATGGTCGCGCGGTTGCGCAGAATATCGATGAACGATTCAGCCATCAGGGTGTTTGCCACGCCGTAGCCGCCAGTGTCGCCAGCTGCGGTACCCGTCTTGCTGGTGTTCAGCGCGCGGGTCAAAACGTCGGTCGGGATCACGAACTTGTCGGAATCCTTACCGCGCTTGTCAGCGGCTGCGCGGCTTGCTTCGAATTCGAAGGCGGCTGCGTCGTGCGCGCGCTTGTCCGTAGGATCGGAAAGGGCACGGATTACACGCATGAAGCTGAAGTTGCGCGCTTCTTTTTCGGTCAAGCCGATATCAGCGTCGCGCATTTGATCGTTCAAATTGCGCTGGGTTTTGCCGTTCACGTGGTCAAGCAATGCGCGCTGGAATGCGTTCACGTCTTGGCCTTCTTTTACAAATTCGCGTGCCAATTCAGGCGCGCCGAATTTCTCGCCCATTTCCATAATGGAATTGACGCGGCTGCGTTCTTGTTCGGTGCCTTTGCTGATAGCGCCAGCGTTATCGATTGCGGGTGCAGCCGGGGCTGCGATTTTTTCAGTCATTTCGGGTTTCCTCGATGAAGTTGCGGTAATTGCGGTGCTTTCCAGGCTTCGACCAACCCCCACCGAAATATCGGCAGGAACGGCTACGATCGAAATCTCGAAAGGCTCCCAGGAAGTGATAGTCCAAACGTCCACCCCGTCGCGTTCTTCGGTCAGCTTGGCATCGTGGATGATGTAACCAACCGAGACGTGCTTGCGGATGCCGTCTTGAACATCGGTGAAGATTTCCTCGGCTTGCGCGCTTCGCCCGAAGCGAACAACAGCCCGCCCCCGGCGGTCTGCGTCGATAGAAACCGACTCGACAACGCCAATCTGATCCTCGCATTCGTGTTCGAGTAGCAGCGGCGCGCCGTCTTGTAGGCGATCCATAACCACCGCGCCTGGCGAATGGTCAAGAACCTCCAAACCCCACCACCGTTCGACTTCGGCTTCAGAACTGAAGGCCAGCTCGACGGTGCGTTTTTCTGCGTCAACCTTGCGGACTTGCGCCACGCGAAACGCGCGGTTGTCCTTTTTGATTTCCTGCAGTCGTTGTTCGATGTTTTTCATTGATTACCCCAGGCGGCGTAGCTTGTATAAGGTGTCCAGGTAAAGGGCCACCGCTTCGTCGATTCGGTTGTGGATTGCTGTTTCGGCTTGATCTACCGCCTGGTAACGGTTGGCCGCGATCCATTCGACGTGGCTTTGCAATACCTCAACGATCGTGCCGTTGACGGTATTCACCAGCATTGGGATTTCGCCCAGGACGCCATCAAAGCGGCCCTGGAAGGCTTCAGCGATTGCGTCAGCGTGGCCAACAATACCCTCGTAGAACGAACCAAGGGCCATGTGAACCGACAGGCTGCGCGTGCGTAAATGTTCGCGGTGCGCGATCTCGCGGGCCAGGAACAAGGTAGCGATTAGGTTTTCCATAGTGGTGCCAGTTTGTGCCTGGCGCCGTTTGGTTTCCTCTGGCGGTTTTTCCGGCGATAAAGAATGTAGATTTTTCTAAAGCCTTGCGTCCGCAACGTAGTGATAACAATAAATTCGGTTTGTTGTCATATTGTTTGACGGGCACCGCACATTGCTAACGCCGTCTTGCCCGGCGACCGTTACAGCCGCCGTCGTTTGCGCATAATCTTGCGGCGAACTCATGGCCCCAGCCGTTCCGTAATACGGGTCGTACAAAGTGACGTTCGGGGCAATTCTTTTTTGGGTTTTGAAACGAAACCCCCCCAATGAATAAAAATCTCCGCCATTGATCGCTGCATGCCAAAATGCGCCGTTCCAATTTCCAATAGCCGTCCCCGGCGCAGTCAAAAAATCGTAGCTTTTTTCGTAGTAGCGCTGGCACATTAAAAGATCGAGCGTAATGTCCCGGTTTTCGAACGCGGTACGGGTTGGCCCAAGTTCTAGCTGCGGTTTGCTGATACCAACGGCGGCGGTTATTGGTTGCACGTTTGTTGGAACAATGCCAACGCGCAATCCGACCGCATTTGACGGCACGGTAAACGTCACGGATGTTCTATATGTGTTTTCTACGCCTGCCGTTGTAACGCCCGTCGCTCCCGATACCGAAAGCCAAGTGTTTGACCAAGCATCTGAAGTGGCTGAATAATAAATTTCGTACGTAAGCGAACCAACAAACTCCGGCAACCCACCCCACTCGAAAGAAAACGTCACCTGTTTGCCAGCCATGCGGCGAACAAGATAGGTTTCGATCGGCTGGTGCAGTTGGCCGTATGTATTGGCAACGGTAGCTTGCCAAATTAAATACGTTCCGTTTCCATCCAAGGAATACTGAACGCCAGCTGGGTTAACCGCTATCCAGCCGTCAAGAATGTAAGAGTTGGTGCTTGGGCTAACAACCGATCGGTTAGCTCTATTTTGCCAAATCTGAAACTGGCTGTTTATTAGAAAATTTTTCATCCCGTCAAGCAGCGACGGTTTATCTGCCGTGTACCCAAGAGCCGCGTTTACGTTCGCGCCAGACAGCGAAAGATTGCCTGCGGCGTCTATCGTCAGGTTTGTCAAACCTTTAACACCGCCTAGGTTTGTCGCGCTTGCGGGGAGCAGTCCACCGGCCGTCACGTCGACGATTGTTTCGGTTCCGCTTACGTTTTTCTTTAGGTACAGCTTGCCGTCGGTTGTGTTGACCGCCAGTTCGCCAAGTAAAAGGTCGGTCGTGGCCGGAACTTTCCCGGCCACCGACGACTGTTTCATTTTCAAACGATTCGCCATAATCAGGCTCCCTTAAATGGCCAAAGCTGGCCGGGTTGTTATTAGTTAGAACGTACCGCCGTCGATCGTGATTCCGTCAAAGGTGGCCAAGTTGGTGATGCTTCCGCCAGTGATCGCAACAGCCGATGCCGCTTGCGTGGACATAGTGCCCAGGCCGGTAATGTCGGTGTTCGGGATCGTTGCCGAAGCTGTCATAGCGGAGGCGCCGTTGCCCTTCACATAGCCCGTCAGCGTGCCGGCTGCGCCGGTACCGCCCTTGTTCGGGGCAATGGTTGTGGCGTTCCACGTGCCGGTTGCTACCGTACCCAGCGTTGTGATACTTGTCTGGCCTGCGTAATTCGCGTCAATATCCACGCTGTCGGCGTTGACAGCGATGCGGTTGGCGGTTCCGCCAACGTCCAGCTGATTGCCGGTTTTTGTCATGCCGGCACCGGCCGCAATCTGGCCTGCACCACTGAATTGGACGAACGTAATCGCGGTACTTCCTAGAACGCCGCCTGGATCAACTGTGCAAAGAAAGCCATTGTCTGCATTTGTTGCGCCAGATTCGACAAAAACAAACGCGGAAACAATTTCCGCCCACAAGTCGGAGTCACTTGATCGTGTCCACGATCCAGCTGCCACAACATAAATGCCATTCTGGCTTGCTGTTGTTTGATTTTTTACCAGAACACGGTCGCCAGCCACCAAGGCGATACCGTCAATGGTCATCGTGCCGGACAAGCTGGCAATGTTTGCCGTGGAAGCAGCGCGAACAGATTGCTTCGGATCAAGACCTTGCGCCACGCTGTCGACGTAGTTTTTGGTCGCTGCATCCTGGGCGCCGGTTGGATCAGCCAAGCCAGTAATGCGCTGGTTGTTCATTGGCAACGAATCTGTTGGCGCGGCCAGCTGTTCTGGGTGTGTAGCCAAAACAAAAGCGGTCGTTGCCACTTGTGTAGTGTTGGTGCCGTTAGTTGCGGTTGGCGCGGTTGGTGTGCCCGTAAGAGCAGGCGATGCCAATGGCGCGCGCGTGCTGTCTGTTGGGTGTGTGTGGTCAGCGCGGGCAAACTTAACCGACGTGCCCACGGCCGCTGTTCCATCCATATTCGGTGTCGTACTGGCCGCCTGGCCAGTAACGAACGCGGTCGTTGCCAGCTGGGTTGTACTGGTATCGGCTGCAGCCGTCGGTGCGGTTGGCGTGCCGGTCAAAGCTGGCGACGCCACCGGCGCGCGGCTGGTGTCTGTCGGGTGAATGTGATCGCCGCGGGCAAACTTCAGGGAACTGCCAACAGTAGCCACGCCATTCATGGAAGGCGATGCGCTGGACGCCTGGCCAACCACAAAAGCGGTCGATGCCACTTGCGTTGTGTTCGTGTCAGCTGCAGCGGTTGGCGCGGTTGGTGCGCCGGTCAGCGCAGGGCTGGCCAAAGGCGCAAACGTGCCAGGGCCGGCGATGGCGATAACCTGGCTGGCAGTGCCACCGGCGCCGCCTGTGCCTTTGCCGTAGTAAAGGGTATCGTCTTGTTCGTTGAATGCCAGTTCGGCGTTTGCCAACGACGCAGGCGCCCCAGCTGATCCACCGGCTGCCCGGCGCTTAATTCGTACAGTGTTGCTCATTAGAAATTACCTCCGTCTGTCAATTCGACCTGTCGGCGGTTTGCGAAAACCGCCCCGTTAAAAGAAATCACGTCCCCGACTTGCGGGTTTTCCACGCGCACTGCGTAGCCATCCAAACCAGCTCCGCCGGCGGGGTTGAATACGTTGATAGCGCCAGAAGAATCCGCAGCGACCTCCACGCGGGATGCGCTGTCGTCGGCAACGATTACGACCGTTTCTGTCATCGCGTCACCTCTGGTGTAAATAAAACCGCGCCTTGCAGTAGCCGCGTTACCTGGCCGGAAGGTGCGATCATTTCCAAGTCATAAACCAGCTGCTGCGCTTGCTTACCGTCCACCCACGTGGCTTTTGTGTGGTTGATCGGCACGGCCGCTGTTTCAGCGGCTGGGATTTCGATAGCGATCACGCCATTGGCTGCGTCAAGCGTGATCCGCCCGTTTTCAGTGGTCAGGTCAAGCAGCGGCGTTTTGCTGGCGTAGGTTTCGCGCACTTGCATGCGCGCTTGCCATCCGTTCAATGGCACAACGTAACCGTCGTCGCCTTTCCAGTTCAGAACCAGGCGCCAGCTGGCGCCCTGCTCAATCGTAATGTCGTGGATTCCGGCAGCCATTACTCGGCCCCCTTCGCTTGCTGTTCTTGTTGCGCGGCCATGTTGGTAGCCTGCAGGTTCTTGTCCAACATCGCGGCCTTGATGAATTCTTCCGGGATGCCGGCGTTGCGCATTTCCTGAATGTCCGACGCGATTTCGCGCCACACGTCCGAAGGATCGCGTCCTTGTTCGCGGATGATCTGGCCAGGCGAAAGCAGCATCTGGTTTTTGGCGGCGATCGCGGCGTCCACGTCAGCACGTGGGTCGATCCATTGCCACCGGCGCGGCTGCCAGGACACCTGGGAATAGCGGTCGATGCGTTCGGCCTTCAGCGGGCGGCCTTTGACGGTAATGTGGCCACCCAGCAAAGCGCGCGGCAGCCAGGCTTCGAAAACCGGCTGCACCAGGGCTTCGATCAGCCACTCTTGCATTTCTTTCCAGTGTTCGCGTTCGTCAAGCGTGCCCTGGCGAATGCTCGAAAAGTTCACGTGTTCCAGGTCGTTGGCCAGGTTGTTGTAAAGCACACCGAAGCCGGCAGCGATGCCGCGCAGCATGGCCTTGTTGAACGTGGCGAACTCGCCCGACGGGTATTGCGGGCTCCATTCGTGTAGTTCGGCACCTTCCGGCAGCACCGGGAATTCGCCCGGCTCTGCGTTCATTTCGAAGCCGATCTGCTCGTCCTCGTCGTATTCGGGGCCGCGGCCTTCTTTCCACTGAATCACGCCCATTTTGCTGGCGCCGATTCGTGCGTTCACAATGGCGGCGTTTTCGAAGCCGACCAGCTGTTTCATGCGGAAAAGGCCAGTGGCCATCCATGGCAGGCCGCGTTTCTGGCCAACCATTTCCGGCAAAAAGCCGTGGATTATTTCCTCGGCTGGGATGCGGTGATAGTGCAGGCCGGCGTAGGAATAGTTGTAGAACGCGTCCGATTCTTTCGCGACCGTAAAGTGGTACGCGATCGGGCGGCCGTACTTGTTGAACTCGATACCGGCGCGAATGAATGCGCCGTCCGGTAGGTCGTACTGGTCGAACTGCGGGTGGCAGCGTTGCGGGTCTAGCACTTGAAGCGCGAACCCAAACGGCCCGGCGTCCTTGCCGTAAATCTTGCGGAACATGAACTCGCCGTCTTTTACGGCGGAAATCACGGCGCTGGCTTGCAGCGCACGCCAGGATTGACGGCCGGCCACGTCGCAGCTGTCGCGGTGGCCCCACTTTTCAAAGGCGGATTCGATGGCCTGGTTGGCCAACGTGTCCAGGGCGTCTTTGTCGTCGCGGCTTTGCGCTTGCAACATCACACCCTTCGGCCCGACGATGTTTTGCCGGCACATGCGCACAAAGGCGCGGGCGTAGTCGTTGTTGACGGCCTGTTCGCGGGAACGCGCAACTAGGACGCGCTGGTGCATACGGATCAGCCACTCGGCCGTCACAGGATGCGCCAGCCAATCGCTGGTCAGTCGGTCTTGTTTTGCGCCGTCGAACATGCGCATAGCGGCGCGCACCGGCGCAAATCGTGGCTTCGTTGGAAGCCCGCGTTCTTCGCTCGGTTTTCGCTTCAGGAAATCAAGGATTGCCACTATCGGAACCTCACGCGCACGGCTTGATCGAACAGCCCGCCCTTACGGGCTGCCATCATCCGGCGTAATTCGGAACGGTAACGATCGCGCAGGATTAGCAGTTCAGGGATCGGCGTGCGCGCCAGTTCTCGGTTGTTGATCTTGT